TCACCACCACCATCACCCATCAATGCTTCTCCTGCCGTAGAGAGTGCTATAGTGGTAGATAAGAATAATGCAGTATCAATTAAACCAACAACCTTATCAGCATTCTCTCCAAACAAAGTGCCTGATATTTTTTCAATGGCACCAAATGTAAAATTATATGCTTTGATACCCCAATCAGTAAAGGTAACTAATCCATTAACTATTACCATACCGAAGTCTGCTAGAAAGGTTGTAATACCGTCAATAGCTCTTACGATACCAGGCAAGAATCCTGCAAAATCAACCATCCTCTGTAGAAATAATCCCATCAAGATGTTTCCTATGAATCTTTTTATCCACCCAAAGACCCCAAGTTTAGGCACCATATTGAGATTTGGTTTCTTCATGTCCTCTTTCTGAGGTTTTGCTTCTAATTTTTGCTCTTGATTTTTTCTAGCATCATCCTGCTCGTCTTGCTTCTTTTCTTTAAAATTATCCTTCTCTGCTTTATAGGCACCAGTCACAATACTCTCAATTAATAAAACATTTTTGTGAATGCTTCCAAGGTAATCATCCTTAGCAACAGCATCAGTGGATACTTGCTTTACAGGTGCCATTGCTTTTGCGATCCCTGCTGTGGGAGACTTGACTAACGCACCTCCTCTCTGCTGTTGTTGACCCTGCTGCTTTTGCTTAGGTGTAATTGCAGATGGTTTGATAGTCTTCTTGCGACCCATAATTCTAGAGGCAGCAGCACGACCACCGCCTCTAACTATTCCTTTTGCTGCTGCTCCTAGTAACATCGGTAATGCCATATCTTATATCTCCTTAAAATATGCCAAGGATTTTACGTTTAGAGTTACTGCCATTACCAGCGTTGATATCTGGGGTTTGTGATCCACCTCTAGGAGCAGCACGCTGTCCACCTTTGGGTTTCGTGCTTGGCACCTTCACAACAGTCACAGCAGGATTTTGTGGTGGTTCTGGTGAGGTATAATTAACATTTTGATTGGGTGAAAATGAAAAACGCTGTTTGGTTTTTTCTAATTGTGCTGCTGCGGCAACTTGAGGATCCTTCAATGCCTCTGTATAATTAGCATAAGTTTTTCCAGTTGTGCTTGAATAATAAATCCCAGAAGAATTATTATTCATCATTTTTGCAGTAGACATTCTTCTTGACTGCTTTATTTTTTTCGCGGCACTCGCAACTTCAGGATCTTTTAATGCGTCAGAATAACTCGCATAAGTTTTTCCTGTTGTACTTGAATAATACTTTCCTTTTGATGCCGCATATGCTTGATTGTTTTTTATTTGCTGAGCAGTAAGTTTAGGTTTGGAATCTAATTTCTTTTTTGTCTTTTCTTCTATCGGTTCTGCTGGAGTTTGTTCTTTTCCAGAGGGATTCAATAAAGTTGGTCCCCCTTGATTATCCAAATCAAATGAATTTAAAGTGAAAAAATCTACAATTCCACCCAGTTTCGTCATGATATTTTTTATATCACGCCCAGGATCCGATTTGCCACCAAGAATCATATCCACAGACATCTCTCTTGCAAGAGGATTTATTTGATGTAATGCTTGAAGTCTCTGACGAAGAGTAATCGGTTGTCCTGGTTTTGCATTTTTAGAAACACCAGAGGAGTCTCCCATCAATACTGCCATGGGATCTGGCATTTCAACAAAATCATATTTTTCATTTACAACTTTGTAACCACCATCGTTCGTCTGCGCTGCCCAGAATTTTCCAAGAATACTCTTTGCGTCTTCAGCTGATTTACTTATTTTTCCATTTTCATAATAATCTTGATATTCAACCCTCACCTCACCTCGCTCTAAACGATCAACAACACTTTGCCTTTCTGCAAGCATTTGTTTATTAAATCCACCTGCCTTTGCTTCTGCAAGTTGTCTTTTTGCGATGGATAATTCATTAGAAGTTCTTTTCTTTGCCCTAGCAATTGCTTTATTTAATTCATCCTTCGATGCTTTAGATAAATCCTGTTCGGTTATTGGTCCACCGAGTCCGCCAAGCATAGATCTGAGATACAATAATCCAGAATCTCTAAAAGTATCACTCTTCAACATTTTTTCAGGAATTCCACCCGCAGTTTGATCTGCAGAAGTTTCTTGTATGGGTTTAGGTTGTGGAGTAAGTGTTTCTTTTGGTTTTGATTTTGGTTTAGGTTGTGATTTTGGTTGTGAAGATGGTTTACTCTCCATCATAGGCAATCTGACCTTACCACCAGTCGATTGTCCTAAAATTCTATCAAGAGCACCTAAAGGATTAGTCATTAAAGATCCTTTAGAATATTCAGGATCAGGGGTTCCTCTCTTTCCTAAATCAGCATCGCCAACATAGCCACCAACCGAAGCATAGAGTTTGTTGTCAACTATCTTTGGTTGATTAGTTCCACCACCAGCAGAGTTCATTCCCTCAAGAGTTTTGATGCCGTACTTCTGTACAGCACCACGGGACATAACAAACTCACCAGCGGTAAGCATTGCTGGAACTTTATCAGTACCACCAGGACCTTCAACAGTTCCGCTGGTACTGTCTACATCTCCACCTTCCTCATATCCTACCCGATTTCTACCATATAATTTATTGATAATTCCACCAAGATTAGGAATACCGGCAAATCTAAAAGTTGATGACCCATTTCCCTGCGCTTGACCACCCTCAGAGTATCCCTCTACTGATCCACCACCAGAAAAACCAAGTGCATTAATACCAGCGTAAGTTCCTCCTACTGTTAATGCAGTTGCCCCAGCTGCACCAATAAGTCTTCCCTTCCTACCACCAAGGAATCTTGCTACTCTACCTGCACCCCTGAGTTTTTTTGCTGCTAAGAGTTTAGCAATAGCAGCAGTTAATCTTACTGCACCAGTAATTAAAGTTTTAGTAAGACTAAAAACAAATCTTCCTAAACCAGTTCCAAATACTAAGTATAATGATAGCAACTTAGGCCAATTCTTACCTAAGAACTCAATAATATTACTAATTTTCTTTCTATTTTGTGGGTCACCAAACCAACCCACAAGTTTCATTAGAAACTTTCCTATTAATATATTGGTGATAAAACCAAATATTCTATCAAAAATACTTCTAACAGGTTTAACTATTTTTTCAGCAGTCTTAAATAAAGAACCAAAACCTTTTTTTAAATTTTCCTTAGCAAGTTTTCTTCTATCTCTCTGTGCTTTCTTTCTATCAAACTCACCCTCTTTCTTCTTTAAATTATATTGTTTCTTCAGTGTATCAGCAATGTTGGTGACCGACGCAGCAATTTCTGCAAGAAGATTTTTTTCTTTTGGTTTTCTCTTTCTTTTTTTCTTTTCTTCACCCTCTTCTTCTGCTCCGGGTGCCTGATAAGGGACTATCGCATTAGTCGGTAATGCCTTTGGTGCGATTTTAACACCTGCAGCAGATCCTTTTTTAAACGTGTCTGCAGATATCTTTGTCTTTCTTGCTTTAAATTTAGGGTCTGTTGCTTTTCTTTTCTTTCTTACTTCTATAATTTCTTTTCTAAGCACAGCACTACGAGCATCACCCTTTCCTTTGGTCTGAAACTCGATGGTTGCCACTGCTTCCATCAAAGCACCAAGATAATCCTGCTCAGACAGGTCATCTAGGTCTACACCCATCTCTAAGAGTATTTCTATTGGATCGGTGCTAGTCCTAGATGCCATTCGCTTGTTGATGCTTTAACTTTTCTTCTTCAAGATGTTGTTGTAATAAAGCGACGTAGATATCACGCTCCCATGGTATCATATTTTCTATTTCTGTCAATGAATATTTATGGTACTGAATCAAGGAAAAATTTAATCTTAAGTATGATTCAAGATTCATATGAACCATACCTACGCGAAAAAAGATGCTAATCCCTCAAGTACAACATCACTCTTGACCTTGGTCGCAGGGTTGGTGACAGGAATCGTATGCGATAACTTTGGCATTGTCTCAAAGAACTTCTCAATACCCTTAAATTGAGAAGAATTCATAGACTCAAGGAACTCATTGATTTCTTTCTTAGTACAATCTCCTGCTGCCCAGACCTCCTCCTCACTACAGATAGAATCAATGCACGATGCAATCAATTCAAATGATTGATCCATTGCATTTTTATCTTCAAAATCAAAATTATTTTTAATAAATTGATCCAGAGAGGGATACTTCATGACCATCATCAAGTCATCACCAATCTTGATTTTATTATCATGATCATCATTTTTCTGTACCTTAATATCATCGATATTAATTTTTACAGGAACCTCAGTCTCTCCGTCATCAGGACAAATAACATTGACTTCAATCTCCTCACCAACAGACTTACCACGGATATTAAGGAAGAGATATTCAATATCAAATGTAGGAAGTTGTTCTACTTTGATACCTTTTGTCTTAATACAGTTTTTAATGACACCTTTGATAGCATTTGTGATCTGTTTGGTGTCTTCACTCTCAAGGGCAATGACAAGAATCTTTTCTTCTTTTACAAGAAAAGGTCTAAATTGAATTGTTTCTCCTGTTGATGGCAACTCAAGTTCATACGTTGGTGTAGCAATCTTAGGTAAAGGCATGATATCCTATAGAATTTTTCAGTGTGATTATTTAGTGGGGTTATGCAACTCCTAGACCAAAAGGACCAGTGTTAGATCCGTCAAAGAAGTCTGCACTGTTAGTAGCGTTTTGCTTATTGTCTCCAAAATTATTATAATACTCTTGATAATTAATAGCAGACTGAGCCCTTTCAACTGGAGATGCTGCTGGAGATGTAATGGACGTTGCACTTGATCCACTTCTCTGAACAGTATAACGAATATAATTCATTGACACTGTGCATTTGAGAAGATTTGCTGCCTCGTAAGAGACTGGCATTGAGTTAATTGCAATAGGAAATGATCTATAAAATTGATACTCTAGGTATTGACCTGTTGGACTCCACTTAGGATACGCTTGTCCGATTGCCTTTCCTTTGCCATAGTCTCTTTCAAATTTATAGACTTTGAGTCCCTGGTCAGCAGTGTAATCATCTGCATAATTCATTCTATAGTAATAATTCTTGCTAGGAAGAGTATTCCCCTGACCGGTTCCAGCACCACTAGAAAAGTCAATCCAACTTTCAAAAAAGATGATCGGTAGATAATTCTCTACATCAACGTAGAAAGTAAAGTCTATTCTATCATCAAAAAACTTTCTATGAGCATGTCTCTCAGTAACTCCACTTCTATCATTATTAATCTCTAATAGGGCAAGACTGGATCCTGGTAGAGATGCTTCAGCACAGAGTAAATTTAAAGTCTCTTGAGTGGTGCTAAAACTAATACCATTTGACTGAAGTTTTTTATTGAACTCAGACGTGCTTCCATCAACTCCAGGCAGAGCAAACTCTACGTAGAAATGTGATGTCAGTGATGGTCTTAATAGTGACGATTTTATGTCGTCTATAGATTTTACGCTAGGCATCTATAAATAGTTCTTACCTTATATACTATGTATGGGAGAAAGTATAAAAAGTAAATACAGACCTTCACACCCAAGGAAATACAAGGGCAACGCTGAGAATATCATATGCCGTAGTAGTTGGGAAAGAAAGTTTTGTCGTTACTGTGACCTAAATGAGAATATTCTTGAGTGGGGAAGTGAGGAATTTTACATACCATATGTCTCTCCTGTTGATAGGAAAGTGCATAAGTATTTTCCAGACTTCATTATTAAAGTAAAAGAAAGCACAGGTGCAATCAAAACTTATGTGATAGAAGTGAAACCCTATCGTGAAACTTTACCACCAACAACAGGCAAAAAGCAAAAGAAAACACTGATACGTGAGTGTAAAACTTACGCAGTAAACCAAGCAAAATGGAAAGCTGCTGTTGAGTTTTGTGAGGACAGACGAATTACATTTAAAGTAATCACAGAGAAAGAACTCGGGGTCAAATGAGTCGCATAGAACCCATCCTCACAAAATTGAATGAGACCATGGACACTGAGGATCAGATGCTCATGATCATGGATGCTCTCAATGATACTGTCACTCCTGTCCCTGAACCTGGAACTCTCTGCACATTTCTATATCAAGCAAAGACTCCTAGAATAAGATATGATCAACACCCCTTAGTTCTAGTAACAGAACTATTTCAATGGGGATTTCGTGGATTTAACTTTCACTGGAGAAAGTATAGACAGTATACCTGGGAGGAAGTATCAGGTCAAGTTTATCTGGTGCAAAGAGATGAACTTGATGAGTTAAACTCAGTGCAATATGCAAAGTTCGTGCTAAATAACTAAAAGTATACTGTGTAATGGCGACATACGGCGGTTCAGAAAGGAACTTTAAATTACCACAAATAAAAAATGATGGAGCTCAGTTCTGGACAAAAACTGACTCTGAGACGAAAAAAACCACTGTGTTTAGAAGATACCCTGGTCCATTAAATATTATCGT